GTATAATAAACCTATGTTAATAGGTGTAGTAGGTTTAATAAGTTCTGGAAAAGGCACAGTCGCGGATAGACTTGTAGAAAAACATGGCTATCAAAAAGACAGTTTTGCTAAAAGTTTAAAAGATGCTGTTGCATCGATGTTCAACTGGGACAGGAACATGCTCGAAGGCGACACCGAATCAAGCAGGCACTGGAGAGAGCAACCAGATAAATTTTGGAGTGAAAAATTTGGCAAGCCAACAACGCCTAGATGGGTGTTACAGTACTTTGGTACCGAAGTGATGCGTGGTCAGATGTACGACGGAATATGGGTGGACAGTTGTATTGGCAGATACAAGGGTCTGAACACAGTGATAGCGGACACCAGATTCCCCAACGAAGTGAGACAGATCAGACAGCAAGGCGGTAAAATTATTCTTGTCAAAAGAGGACAGGATCCAGAGTGGTTCGTTAACTATGTAGAAGGCAACATAGAGCCAAAGGGAATACACACTTCAGAATATGCTTGGGCAAAAGAAGAGTTTGATTTCGTAGTAGACAACAATGGCACCAAGGAACAACTATATGAAAAAATAGACGGCTTAATTGTCAGCAACAAGATCACCAACCCGCCATCCAAGTCTACGAGTACTGCTCAACCTTTGGCAATTGGCGCAAACAGTTTTTAAATTAGTCACACTGGTATTCCTAAGATTTCCGTCCACAAACAGAACATCTAATTGAGATTTGGCCTGTGCTTTAAATCCACAGAGTTCACATTTTTTCGCTTTCTTATATCCTGATCTCTGCAAGGCCGTGATACCACCTGTCCGTTTGCCCGAACGTTTCCTGATACAGGTGTCACATCGGCTCCGCCAATACACTCTGCCATATCTCTTGTAGGCATATGCCCTGGGCTTGGCCTTACACTCCGTACACACCGGTCTGTCCTTGTACTCCATAATTGTATTTACGTCGCCTATATAGGCACCAAGAAAATGGTAAATTATGTCAGCAAAACCGTATGATTGAATAAATAACTCTAGTATATACGTAACTTGCAAGGAGAATACGAAAAATGGCAACATTGACATCACCAGGAGTAGAGGTTTCAGTAATAAATGAAAGTTTCTACGTACCATCAGATGCTGGTACTACACCTTTAATCATAGTAGCATCATCACAGGACAAGCAAAATGGTGCAGGAGACGGCACAGCAACAGGAACAACTACTGCTAACGCCAACACTGCATTTTTGATCTCGTCTCAAAGAGAATTAACAGAGACTTTCGGAGATCCGAAATTCTACACAGACGCTTCAGGAAACAGCCTTAACGGTAATGAGTTGAATGAATACGGATTACAAGCCGCATACTCATTCTTAGGAATTGCCAACAGAGCTTTTGTTCTAAGAGCAAATGTAAACACAGCAGAATTAGTTGGAAGTGCTTCGGCACCGACAGCAGACCCATCAGACGGCACATACTGGTTTGACCTTGCATCAAGCAGTTACGGTTTGTTCGAGTGGTCACAGACTAATCAAACATTCACAGCAATTACTCCAACATTGATCACAGCAACTACTGATTTAGTTGGCGGTGTTTCGACTGGCGCACCAAAAACTTCAATTGGTGTAATTGGTAATTACGCAATCAATACAACACACGTTACAAACAAGATCTATAAGAAGACAGCAAGTAACACTTGGGTGCATGTTGGTTCTACTGACTGGCACACATCATTACCGGTAGTGACAGTTGCTTCAGGAACAACAGTGACAAGTGGTCATAAGATCACAATGAACAGTGTTGAAATCACTTTTGGTGGTACAGCATTATCAGATGTTGCAACAGCGATTGGATCTAACGTCACTAACGTTACAGCAAGTGTAAACAGCACAACAGGTAATTTAGAAATCTTCCACAATGGTAAATTTTTAGGTGACTCAACAGGTGGTGCTAACACTATCAGATTCGAAGCACGAACAGGAACTGGTTTGGCAGACCTAGGGATCACGGCAGGTGTTAAAAATGGTGTGAAACTTTTACAAGAAAGCCACACTAACAGACCAACTTGGAAAACTGCAGACGAGAACAGACCCAACGGTTCAGTTTGGTTCAAAACTACATCAGCAAACTCAGGTGCGGCATTAGTTGCTAAACTTTACGCATCAGCAAGTACTAGTTTCTCTCAAGTTGCTAGTCCACTTCATTCTAACCACCACTCAGCGATCTTTAATCAAGATCCAGCAAACGGTGGAACTGCTTTGACTACAGGCACACTGTACGCACAGTACAACGTCACTGAAGAATTCATGGGTGCAAATGACTTAGGTGGTGCAGACTCCACTGGAAATGTTGCAGACTTCCAATTCTTTAGATACGAGGGCGGTGCTACTACAATTACTAGTAACGCAACTTCATACTCGTTCACTAGTGGTGAGAAATTCAAGATACAGGAATCAGTAAAAAATCAAGAAGCATTGAACAGTGCAGTCACAGTCACACTAGGTGGTACTGGGGTAGATGATTTTATAGCGGCAGTCAACGGTGCGGGATTAACAAACGTTTCAGCAAGTAAGACAACTGCTGGAGCGATCACTATGACACACAAACTGGGCGGTGAGTTCAGAATGTTTGACGGCGATGATCTAGGAACACCATTGGCAGACGCAGGATTCAGTTCAACTACTGCACACGCTTATGGAACATTCACAGCCAACAGTTCAACACTGATCGATAACTTGTATGACCTACCTACAGGTGATGCACTTGACTCAAGTGCTAACACAGGTATCATGGCAAGTAACTGGAAGAGATTAAGTTACACTGCAAGTTTAAGTGCACCAACAAATGAGCCAGCAGACGGCACATTATGGTATCACACTGCAACTGACGAAGCAGACATCATGGCACACAATGGTACAACTTTCGTTGGATATGCCACAGCATACTCAACAACAGATCCAAATGGTCCACAGTTCAGTGCAACAGCACCGACTACACAGTCAGATGGTACAGCACTTGTAACTAATGACTTATGGATCGACACGTCAGACTTAGAAAACTATCCAGTTCTTTACAAATACAACACAGCGGCAACGATAAGTTCTACAAACACATCAAACCAAGTGGCAGTGACCACATCAGGTGCGGCGTGGGAACTAGTTGACAAATCAGACCAAACAACAGAAGATGGTATTGTATTTGCAGATGCTAGATATCACACAACTGCTGACAAGGCAGATTCATTGTCAACAGGTGGTGCAGGATCACCAAGCTCGATCAAAAACTTATTGAGCGATGGCTTCCTAGATCCAGATGCTCCAGATCCAACGTTGTTCCCACAAGGTATAATGCTTTGGAACACTAGGAGAAGTGGTTTCAATGTGAAGGAATACAAAAACGACTACATCACAGTTACAAAATATCCAGGAAGTGGATCAGCAGGTTTAGGTAACATCAGAACAAGTAACGAGAGTGTATCAACTTACTTCCCTGACAGATGGGTTACTAAATCAAGCAACAACGCAGACGGTTCTGGCTCTTTCGGTAGAAAAGCACAGAGAAAAGTGATAGTTGAGCAACTTAAATCAGAGATCGACACAAACCAAGCAATCAGAGAAGACCAAAGAGGTTACAACGTAATTGCTTGTCCAGGTTATCCTGAATTGATTGCGAACATGATTGCTTTGAACACAGACAGAAACAGCACTGCATTCGTGATAGGTGACACTCCATTGAGATTAGAAGGCACGTCAACTAACATCCAAAACTGGGCTAACAATTCAGCGTCAGCACTTGACAACGGTGAAGACGGCTTGGTAAGTTCAAGTGAATACTTGGGTGTGTTTTATCCGTCAGGACAGACGACAGACAACACAGGAAAAACGATTGTTGTTCCACCATCACACATGATGTTGAGAACACTTGCGAACAACGACAACATTGCTTTCCCATGGTTCGCACCATCAGGAACAAGAAGAGGTGTCGTTGACAACGCTACAGCAGTTGGTTACATAGACTCAGCAACAGGTGAGTTCGAAATAATATCTGTCACAGAATCAGTGAGGGATTCAATGCACGAAGTCAAAATAAATCCAATTACTTTCTTTGCAGGCGCAGGAATTGTTAACTTTGGTAACTTGACTAAAACATCGACAAGTTCAGCACTTGACAGAATAAATGTTGCACGATTGGCAGTGTATCTAAGAACACAATTAGACGCCCTTGCTAAACCGTTCATCTTCGAACCAAATGACGAATTAACAAGAAATGAGATCAAAGGTTCAGTAGAATCCTTCTTGTTAGAACTAGTCGGACAGAGGGGACTATTTGACTTCCTAGTAGTATGTGACAGCACAAACAACACACCTACAAGGATAGACAGGAACGAGCTGTATGTGGATATTGCAATTGAGCCAGTTAAATCAGTTGAATTCATTTACATACCGTTGAGAATCAAAAACACAGGAGAAATTGCAAAATTAGGGAACTAATTTTCGATAAATAGGAGAACAACATGGCAATATCAACATTATCAAAATTTACAGTACCTTTAGCAAACGATCAGAGTTCAGCATCACAAGGCTTGTTGATGCCTAAACTTCAGTATCGTTTTAGGGCAGTCCTGGAGAATTTTGGAGTATCAACACCAAGATCTGAATTAACAAAACAAGTGGTAGATATCACAAGACCCAACTTGACTTTTGACACAGTGACACTAGATGTTTACAACTCAAAAGTTTATGTAGCAGGAAAACACACTTGGGAAGCAATTACAATCACTTTAAGAGATGATGTAAACAACTCAGTAAGCAAACTGGTTGGCGAACAGATTCAGAAACAATTTGATTTCTTTGAACAAAGTTCAGCGGCATCAGGTATTGATTACAAATTCACAACTAGAATTGAAATGTTAGACGGTGGTAACGGAGCAAGCACACCAAATGTACTAGAAACATTTGAACTATACGGTGCTTATGTTGAAAACGTTAACTACAACACACTGGCATATGCGACATCAGAGCCAGCAACTATCACAATGTCAATTAGATACGACAACGCGATCCAGACTCCAACAGGAACAGGAATTGGAACAGCGGTGGCTAGAACAATCGGTACTTTAAGTACTGGTGGTGGACAGTAGTAAAAAAAAATTAAGTTAGCAATTATAAGCAAAAAAGCGTCTTTATAGGCGCTTTTTTTGTGACTATAAATAACAGTATGCCAAGCATTAACAACTTCCTAAAAGGTTTCCAAGATGGTCTTCCAGGAATGAAGGACTACCGACACGCATCTCGATTGTACATAGACGACAATTTCAAGTTGATGCCGAAACAGAAATTCATGTTCCATGTGGTTTTCAACACGGACGAAAGTTTATTCAATCCGGGATTCGAAGCCAATGAGAAATTACAACTAAACATGTTGGTCAAGGCGTGCGACCTGCCTAAGTACAATCTGAGTTACGAGGAAAAGACACAGTACAACAAGAAGATGTACAACGCCACAAGGATTGCATACGAACCTGTGAACGTCACTTTCCATGATGACCACGCAGACACTGTAAACGCATTCTGGAAGAAGTACTACGAGTACCACATAGCAGATTCCGTTGGGATAAATTCAGATCTTGCCATCTCTGAAACCAAAGACGATTACTACAACTTTGCAGACAAGGCCAGGACATTCACCAAGTTTGGAATGGACACACCCAAGCAAAGGGCTAAACCTTACCTTAAAGGAATAGAGATATTTGTCCTGCACAAAAAGAGATTCACATCAATGACCCTCATCAATCCGGTGATTGGATCGTTTTCTCATGACAACCTAGATCAAGCAGACGGCACAGGTATAATGACCAACACCATGCAGATCCTATATGAGACAGTCATATACAAGGCAGGCACAGTCAACAGCAACTCGGTCAAAGGATTTGCAACCATAAACTATGACCGGTCTCCTAGCCCACTGTCTATACTAGGTGGCGGCACCAACAGCATATTCGGTCCTGGCGGTATCGTGGACGGTGTGGGATCAGTAATAAAAAATTATCAACAGGGCAACATACTGGGTGCAATACTTGGAGCATCCAACACCTACAACAACGCAAAGAAAATCAAGAAGTCAAACATCAAACAAGAGTTGAAAGGCATAGCCAAGAACAGTATACTCGAGATAGGAAAACAGTCTATGAACATCCTCAATCCTGTAGCCCAATTCACTGTTGGTGCGGCAGTGATAGCCAATGTCGGCAACATAGCACAATTAGGTGGCACGGCAGACAACAAGGACAAAGCCAACAGCAGAGTGATAAAACAATCCAACGTTGACACTGTCAACTTTTTAGGAGAAAGTGAATCCTTCAACTTGGTGTCCAACGACGAGAACGTCAGAGATGAGGTAGCGGCCGCGTTGTATTTCAGAGACGTTGGGTCTCGGAAAGGACTTTCGATTGCACAATCTAACATTGAATACGAAGGCTCATCTGATAATATTAAAAGTGTATACTCAAACAAAGCAATAACAGATGTAAGGAAACTGGTCACAGAAGGATACATAAAAATACCTAGGTCATCTAAGGACGTCCAGATAGTGGTCGAGAAAGCGACAATATAATGGCTGAATTCTACACAAACCTACCACCAAAAGACAAAGATCAATTACAAAAGACTGTGGATAAACTGACCACAACTCAGTACGAGACTGACTTTGAATTCAATCAGAGTGAGTACGACAGCACCATAGCATTCTTTGTCAAACGAAATTTCACCAGGACAGCGGCCGAGTCTACAGCATACGCCATACTGTCACAGGCCAAGATAGATGACATCAAACCGCAACAGATACTGGATCAGTTGTCCTATGCCGTACCGGCTCTGCTGTCAGAACTGATCACGATAATACTCAATGCCAACAGGTACAAGTCAAGTAGGCTGGGTGTGAGAAAAACACTGGCCACCAAAGAGACGGTATCTAGAAATATCATAGGCTAATGTTACCGAGATTTGCAAGGGGCAAGTTCTCTCCCAAAAATCAAGAGAAGTACGTTGGCACCAAGACACCGACCTATAGGTCAAGTTGGGAACACTCATTCATGAGACTGTGCGACGAACATCCTAACGTGTACAAGTGGGCATCAGAATCGATCAAGATACCATACCGCCATCCGTTCACTGGCAAGTTCACTGTGTACGTGCCAGACTTCTTCATAGTGTACCAGGACAAGGAAGGTCGCAAACACGCGGAGATGGTGGAGGTCAAACCAATGAGCCAAACAAACATGAGGGACGCAGGCAAAAGCCAGGCTAAGCAGAAGCAGGTGGTGATAAACATGGCCAAGTGGGAGGCCGCCAATGCATATGCCAAGCAACGGAAAATAAGATTTAGGGTGGTGTCAGAAGAACAGTTGTTCCACAACGG